GTTTCATCGATATTGGTTTCTTTCGCATCGAATTGTTCACTGCCTACACCTGTATCCATATCCGTAGGGGTTTCACCGTCTGCTACTGGGGCAGTCTGAATATCATCTAACTCCCCTTCCTTGCCTCTACCATGCCAGATAATTTCTGCCTTTTCCGCAATTTCAACTAACTCTCTATCGGTATACTGACCCAATTGAACCAGCGTGCCAAATGAGGTTTGCAGGTTTAGTACCTCAGTAGCAGAGCGGGTAGCAAAACCAGTAACCCTAAGGGTAGGGTAAATAGCCAAGCCAGGGAAATAAAGGTCACAATAAACCCGAATCAGGTTTGTCCATGCCCTTTCAATTTGCCGCGCAAATACTCCTAAACCCTTAAGCCACATTTGGGATTTTACGTCGCCCAGATTATAGGCTCCTGCCGATTCTGTACCCAGTCCAGAAATAGCATCACGAATAGCGCTACGCTTATATTTAGCGCACATATCAATAATGCTTTCCAACCCTGTATTCATCTGCATTTGCAGCAATTCTACATCAATTCCGTCCCCTAATTCTAGCACCGCGTCTGCTAGATTTGCGTATTTAGAGAGCGCTGCAAATGCCGCATCACTAGCGGCCGCCGAATTAGGGGCGGCATTGCTTCTACGCAATACGGGTACGCCTGGGCCAAACCTCTGCCAGTGTAAAATAGAAGCGCTGGTTACTTCCATTGATAGCAAATCCCACTGCCTAGCCGACCTGACTAGCGATAACCCTTCAAAATTATCCCCGTCTTTATCGATGCTGAGTAGTACTGTTTTCCGAATATCCAGAAAAGGCGCTAAACCAGAACGGTAAATACTGCCATTGGGATTAGTTTGCTGGACGCCTACCAATTCACCACTAAGGCCATCAAATACCCACCTCATTACTGTATTCGGCAATCGGGGTGATAAACCTGTAATGCGCTTACCAATAGGTGCATGAGGATCCATGGCGAATTCATAAAGGCCAAAACCATTAATAATGCCTGAGCGTAACATCTGCTCAAATGCATCATCGAAATCCACTGCCCCGAAATGCAAATCAACGTTAATTGCCTCTGCTACCATATCCAGCAAATCGCGATTAACTCCCAGTAATTCGGCCTGCCTTTCCGATAGGGACGGCGCTTGTACTTCAATCGTGGCCCCTGCCATTACGCTAACCAGATTCGCTACGCCTTCCCTGATTACGGAATCGCTACGATAGGCAGCCATAAACTGCCCCTGGTCATAACTTAACCCTCTGCCCCGATAAGGGTAAAGGTCTGAGTTTAATTCCACTGCCGGTGTACCACCTGCCCACGGTGTACCAGTAACCCCAGTTAATTCGTTCCATTCAAAAGGGGTAGGCTGGATACCGTCTGAGGTAGAAACAGGTGAAACAGAGGCGCGGGTAAATAACTCTTTTTCTCTTGAATCCTGAGAAACGTGCCGACCGTCTGGACGGATTAGGTTTAGTGCTGAATCAGTGGAATCCTTACGGTAAATGGATTCCAGCAAATCCGTTCTGCCTAATTGCTCTGCTACCTGCCTACGTGCCTTAGCAATATCCTCGGCTGGGGTTTTCACTTGAGCATTACGCCTAGCCTTATCGGCATTATAGGTAGCAGCCTTAGCGGTTTTCCACACCCTCTGTAACTCAGTGGATACCTCATTAGGGTTAACCGACCTGCCCAGGGATTGTTCCAGAAAATCGATAATTTCCCGACCTGCTACCAACGAAAATGCACGATTAGCCATTTTACCACTCTGGGTTAGTTATTCCGGCACTTGACGGAATTCCCCTTTACCTTGCCATATATTGCCAGAAATACAACTAACGCCTTTGCATTATCTCCCTGCCTCTACCGTTATTGCCTTCAATTGCCGAGCGGGTTTTCTGTATATGGTCATAACTACTGATATTCTGGCCATGTACTGCAACGGTAGAAAAGGTACCTGATACGGAATCGGCAAAGGCTAAAACTAAGGCGTCTGCCCTATCTGGGGAAGCTACTCCCCTACGCCTGAGAGAGTCTTTACTCTCTACCTTAAGTAACCCTCGCTCATTCGTCTGGATACGGGGCATACATAATTGGGAAATTAATTTAGCGTCATTCGGAATACTGATACAATCGTCTAAATCAATCTGCTCCCCTTGCAGATACCGATACGAATTCCAGAAACGTAAACGCAAATTCCACCATAATTCTGCCTTTAGATTAGCGAATCTGGAACGGGCCTGCCTATCGGTGGCATCTGCATAGCAGGTGTTCGTAGCTGGCATACCAGTGTTCACCCCCATGTGCGCGAAGCGTAGGTCATTCCTGGAACCAAATGCACCGGTAACACCAGCACCGACTCCTATGTTATCGTAGCGTACAACGCTTGCTCTTGCCCCTGTGGCGCGCTCTGCCACGATGCCGGCACTAGATACAGGATCCCTGCCTCGCCAAGCTTCCAGCACTATTACAGACGGTCCCTTACGGATAATTAGTACAGACTCATTATCCCCAGCGTCGGCAACGTCGAACCCTGCCACGATAGTACTATTTTTGCTATCAGGGAATTCTAACCCGATAGCAGCCCTAATCCAGTCATTCGGGATGATTACGTCATTAGCCCCGCCTGAGTAATCAATATCTACCTCTCTGGCAGTAATTATCGGTCCATTCATTCTGAGGTAATTATCTCGCCATTCTGGGGATTTCCGAGGGTCATCCTGCCAACTAATCCGAAAATGAGGGATATTCTCATCGTGTACCAGTTTATAGAATTCTGTATCTGGTCCGGTAGCAGTGGACGCAAATAGTACCGTTTTAGAGTTATCGGCTACTGCCGCCCTCACCTGCCCTGCTCTCGGCATAACTCCGAATTCATCCAGAAAATAAAAGGATGAACGGCCGCCTCGGCCCATTTCTGGACCTGCTTCCCCAGTAATACTGCTACGCATTTCTGGATTGATTAAGCGCGCATAATTCCGGTGGGTTTTCATTTCAAACCCGATAGGCCTTAACCAGTCCGGTAACATTCGGATTATGTATTCCAATTTCCAGAATATCGATTTCGGGTCGTTTAACTTATCCAGCAAATCTGCCTTTCGGCTACCAATAGCGCCTGCCCAGCCTGGTACGGTTAACCAGCGCCATACGTAATAGGCTGCTACTAACCACGTAACTCCTACGTCACGTGATTTGTCCACTACCCCATTATCAGGGGTTTCCTCTAATACCTTTACCCAGTCCAGAAATGCTGCCTGCTTAGGCCAGAGAATTAGTGGTAAATCTTTTGGGGTGGTTCCTTTATTTCTGGGGTCATAGGTCCAGACGAAATCACTAACAAAAAGATACAACCCAGAATGGTAGTTTGCCAGTGCCCTTTTAGTGATATTTCTGGAACGTTCATCGGAAAGCTTGCCAGCAAGAAAAACCCTCCTACGAATTTCACTACTAATTGCGCCTGCCCATTTTTGTTCGTTGTCATTCATCGTGGTCCGGTAATTCGGTTATTTCAATTTCCGTATCGCTATTATTCCCAGAGGTAGAGGGAATTACCGACGATGTTAAACGTCGATATTCGGATACTAATTCGCTATCACTCAGGGCAGAGGCTTTATCGGCCAGTTGTAGGTATTCAGATTTGCCCCCATTCACCAGCGTTACCTGGGCGCGCTGCTCTGGCATATCTGAATATTCCTCCCTCAGGTTTCGGTTCACGACATCGATAAGCCTAGCCATTTCCCCAGCGCTAGCCTTATCGAAATCGAACCGCTGTAGGGTTTCGCCTATGCGCCTCTGGGCAGTGATTAGGACGGCCCTACGTAGCTTACGCGCCTTAAGGCGTTCATCTGTTTCCGCTTGCCAACTAAGGCGCTCAATATGCGAATCAAACGCCTGAGCACGTTCCTTCCAGTTATGGGAGGCTGCTAACTGATAGAACCAACTACCCGCACTGCCTACGTCCACCTTACCGGTATAGCGCCGAAAGGCGACTACGATGTTACGTTCGACGGCTGCGAGGTCTCTGTAAACGCAGAACGCAGCATACTGCTTTTCTGTTTCACCATCTAGTCGCTCCCATAAGTAAGCGCCTTCCTTTAGCCTTCCAGGCTGTATCTGGTATTCAAGTTTTTTTGCCATAGGTATTGTAAAAGCCCTAAAAAAAGTGTATGGGGGGGTTGGGTTCCAGTAGGGGG